CTATGGTTGGTGACTCTTCTGGTCGACCTCCCTCTTCTGGATTTACCGCAGAGCCAGCTATATTAGCAGGTACTCTTGGGTCATCAAATCCATCTACAGGTTCTTTGCCTAGTGCTACTCTTGCTTCATTTGGACTTATAATTCCAGTATTAACAAGTGTTGCATAGTAAGCTGCTTGGTCTCTCAGTTCTGGTTGTAAAGCAGGTATATCTGTTACGTCCTCAGAAAGTGAGAATCCAAAATATCGTTCCATTGCACATCCAAGTTTTTTAACTATAGGTAATATAGTCTCAAGATAGTACAATCTATGATTTGGTCTTATGTTAGCATTATTACCACCGTCTAATAAGATTGGTGGTATTCCCATAGCTTCTAGAATGATTTTCTCATTCGCTGTTATTGAAGTTTGGAAGTCTAACTCTTTAAAATTAATGTTTGTCAGGGTGCTTACTTCTAAGCCTCCATCTAGTATAAGAGGTCTTCTGCCTCCTGTTGTTGGGTTGTAACGCATTGTCCATGCTTGTAGCATTCTCTCTTTGATTTTCTCAGAAAGAGTATTAGGCGATTTTAGTACCAACCCTGGTACTGCTCCATTTTTGAAGAAGTTGTCTTGAAAAGCTCTCATGTTTCCTAGTAGTTGCATAGTTCTATATGCTGGCTTAAGTCTAGGAACTCCTCTATATATAGAGTTAAAACTATTTTCTTTTACATGAATAATCTCATCCACGCTATAGTCTACTGAGTTTTCAAAAGTATAGTGTGAAACATATTGTTTTTCATCACTATGTATAGTTACTTTGTCTGCAGGCAAATGATACAAATGCGCCCCATCAAAGTAAACAAATATATTACCATCAATAAGAAGGTCAATAATTAAGTTTCTTTTAAACGAACTAATATCCTGAAAAGGATTCGGTTCAATATTTAATAGTATATTAACTTTGGACTTACGAACGTTCTTTTTAACGCCTGTAGTACCTGTAATTTTTTCGTCAACTCTAAAAGGTATCTCTGAAACATCATCAACGATCATGTTAACTGCTCTGTTGACTATTTCTAATTGTTCGTAGGCATTTCTGTAGTTAGTGACGACTTCACGCGTGTCGATAGACATTCCCTCATTACGGGAAATTACGAACTGCGCTGGATTAAGCTTCTCTTCGTTGCTCGCTCCTATAAATCTATCATACCATGCCATATTTTTCTCTCTGTTTCTCGACCCAACGTTTTTGTTTCTCTGCTGTGATCAATTTGGGTCGTTTACCATAAATCGAATGCAATCGTAAATGATGCGTATGACACAGAGTAGTCGTATACTCATACACTTCTGCTCTATTCTCATCAATGAAGGATTCACGAAGATCTAGTATGTCTTGTTCACTTTTAATTATAATTTTGTTTTGTTTTATCCAAGTTTCTAGTAATTCGGTGAGTCCGTAATAATGATGAAAATCTAAGTCTGTATTGCTTCCACAAATGTGGCAACTACTTGTCTTTTTATATTGCGATTTAGCTTTGTCTCTGACATATTTAACTAAATCTCTTTTTAAATTCATATTTCTACTCTTAATTAGAATTATACCAAAAGTAAGGTATAATGTCAAGAACTGTTTTTACAAGGTCTCATTAGAATGTGGTGGCTGATGTTTCAAATGTATATAGAGCGTAACGCATCGCATCTGCCATGTGAGATGACATATTATGTTTTGGCTTTTCTTTCAATAAATTAGGGTTTGGATCCCACTGGTATTGGTCCAAAGACATTTGTGTTTGTTTGCATCGTTGGTCTACTATCAGGTCGTCGTTATCGACTATACCTGCTACTTGACCGATGCCATCTAGTACCGATTTTTTAGCATTTATACTGCTTATATCATAGTTCTGTGCCAAGTCAAATCTAGTTTGCTGAGCTGCAGAATCAATATAGATAAAGTCTATATCCCATTTGTCAATTAACTTCTTAATCTCTACAGCATGTTGCTCTGTAGTACGTTCAGCGTTCATGTATTCATCTACTAAGTAGTATTTCTTCGCATCCCAATCGTAAGCAACCACACAAAAAGCTGTAGGATCTCTATACCCTACATCAAGTCCTGCGAATACATCCATCTGACTAGTATCTAACTGACTTAGATCTGCTATACATTCTTCGTGGTTAAATGACCATACTTGACCTTCAAATACATTAAAGTCAGCCATGTATTCTTGATTAAATTCGTTTTGAGACATTGTTTTCTTTGCTTCTTCAATATCTGCATCAGAAACTCGAGGATTTTCGTGGTAAGTTGCCTTAACTGAACACCATTCTGGAAATTCATCAGTGAATCCTCTATAATAAAACTCTGCAAAGTAGTTATTACGTCCACGAGGGGTCGAAATAAAGATTGCTTTAGAGTTTTCTTTATCTAGTGTTGGTCTTAGTGCAACATTGAAGGCATCTCGTCCATCTGTTAGAGCAGCCTCATCAAATATGATAAGATCGTATGATCTACCAACAACTGAGTCTACTTGATTGATTGAACCCATTCTAATAGTAGAACCATTAGATAGTTCTATAACTTTGTCTTTTGCATTGTCGCGTGTTACCTCTAAATCAAAGTGCTTGATGAGATTTCTCTGTAAGTCAAATGATATTTGGGATAGTGCGTAATTGGGAGACATAAGTAGTACATTAGCTCCAGGTACTAAACATGTTAGCTGTCCTATGATATTGCTTATGTAGGTTTTACCTTGTCGACGTGATACTGCTGCGCAAACAAATCTGTATTTAGGATTGTTAATTGCGTTAATAATTGCAGTTTGTGAGGAGTTGGGAGTAACATTTAATAAATCAAGATACCCTTCAATAGGTAACTTAATAAATCTTGTTTCAGGGGGGATTTCCATTAAATAGTCGGAGACTATATCGGAACGGCTTACTTCTATCAATGTAGGGTCTCTTTGTTAAATAAGTTAAAAGGGTCTTCGGAATCGAATAGACCATGTTCTTTGGCTAGTTGCAATAGATACAAGTAACCTCCGCATAAATCGAGTAAATCTCGTTCGCGTTGAGTTCTAGTTAGACCTCTTTCTTCTCTTGTACGTGCATTCTGTAAAACTTCTGCTGCGTGTTCTGACAAGGCGTCTAACCATATTTCTCTCTTGTCAATAACTCTAGGTATTGTCATTTTTTCCTTCTTTTTATTCCAAGTTGTCGTTTCTGAGACTTAGGTGGTCTTTTCTTACTACCTTTTGGGCCTGCCCAGAATAATTTATTTGCCCAATACGCTGCTGAAGATTTTCCTTTACGAATATTTCTTCCGTGTCTTGCTTTAAAACTCTTACGAGCTTCAGGACTATAATTATGTCCCATGCTCTGAGCTCCAAAACGGATAATCTTCACTTTGCCAGCGATTCTTACAGCTACAACGCCTTTCTTTTTGGGGTGCTTAGGAGTTCTTTTGGGCGCGTTTAGTTTTCTTATTCCCGCCTTTTTTAACCTTGCCTTTTCTGCCGTTGTTAATGCCATTTTTAGTTCCTAAGACTAAGTTCCAGAAGGAACTCGGTCTTCCTGCTTTCATGAAATTATGAAAGTCTTTATGAAAGATCTCTATGCTATCTTCTTTTTCTTGGTAAAATTCTTTTTGCACCTTTAGTTCCAAAACTTGCTCGTTTTGGATTTTTTGTTTTACCAAATCTCGGTCCTATTGCTTTAGGAGCCGCTCCATACATTCCACCAGGAGTGGTGAATGGAGACTTTGTGTTGACGAAAGTACCTGCTGCAGCATTCATATCTCTAGTAACACCTCTTTTTAATTTGTGTTTTACTAGTTTTGATGTGCCGTGGTTACTTGGTCCACTTAAAAATCCGCCTTGTCTTGCCATGATTCTATCCTCTCTTTACTTGGCTAATTAGTAGCCTATTGAGTACCATTTTTAATATGGATTTGTAACAATTTCTTGTCAGTGTGGGGTGAGTTTAATAATTCTCTAAGCTGTTGACCCCACAATAGTTGGTATTCAATAGCTTGATGAAATCTATGGGATAAAACAATAGTATCCTTAATTTCATCTAATAATTGTTGTTTGTCCATGTGCTAGTCCTATATGAACTTAGCTAAGGAATTTTAGCTTTGGGTTTTATCTTTAGCAGCGATCAATTTATCTTTGATATCTACTTTTCCATCCCAATTTTTATCTTGACCTGAAACAATTTGTATATATTGTTTCCATTTAGTCTTTAACCATTCTAACATCGTGTTCTCCTAGATTGTTATATTCTGTTAATAATTTGTAATAATGTGTGCGAACTTCGCCAGAGGATACTTGGGTCAATGCCCAGTCCATGAAAGCTTGTTCTTTTTCTTTAACGGCGTTTTCTGCGCCGTACGACTGTTCGTACATTTGTCGGTCGGCCTCCTACTCCTTGCTTAACTGATCTTTTTCTTCTAACGGCTGACTTCTTCTGTGCTTTACTCATAGTTCTTGCACGAGCTAAAGGAACACACTTTGGATATCCTCTGCCGCTAGTCTTTGCTTTGCCTCTACCACAAGGTTGGAATTTACCCTTCTTCTTGGGTCTACCAATGTCGACCCATTTTTCTTTGAACCATTTCTTTAAACCTGTACTAGCCACGACGATACCTCCCACCTGCTTTTTTATACTCTTTTACAAGGTATGCATTAGCGTAAGCACTTGGATAGACTGCAAACTTTCGTTTAGTCTTTGCCTTCATTCTAGCGTAAAGCTTGGAATTAGTAGGAATGTTTCTCTTTTTACGAGTAGTCTTACTTCTTCTTCTTGCCACGTTTTCTTTTTAAGATTGCCATTTGTAATGCTTTAGGCAGTTTCTTTTGAGCTGCAGTTAAGCCTCCCATTGACTTTTTCTTTTTTCCACCTTTTTTCTTTTTAGCAGGACGACCTTTAGTCTTCCCATAAGTTCCTTTACCACTTGGCATACTCTCTCCTTATGTCCAGCGAGGGGGTTCCTCAGGACACTCCGCCCATCTTAACTTAGTCTTGAGGGGCATAAAACAGTTACAAACTTTACATACCTTCCATCTTTTATCTAGATTTGGGCATTCTTTACAGATTTTATAACGCTCTTCATGTGTGAGCTGTTTCTTCATCTAATAGCTTTTGGTAGTACTCTTCTTTTCTTTCTTTGTTGGTTAGTCTTTCTTGCCATAAGTATTTTTACTCTTGCAGAAAGTTCTTGAGAAGGCTCTGCGCCTTCACCCTCAACTACTTTTGTTGAGTCTGATTGCTCAACAGCCTTTTTTAAGGCTTCTTCTATTGATGTCTTTGTTTTGCTTTTTGTAGCTTTTATATCTTTGGTTTGATATCCTTCGATCATTTTTTCTCCTATGCAGTGTGCATGGTGACTATTGTTACAAGTACGCCCATTCCACCGATTATTATTGCTGCAGCACAGCTAATCATGATAGTCTCTATCCGATTAACTTGACTGTCTATAGTGTCGAACCTAGTGAACGCGGTTTTCCATCTTTCTGAGCATATAGCTTCGTGTTTTACTAATTCTGCAGCTACTCGTGAGGCTTCCATATTCATTTCCTAAATTTCCTTGAAGATTTTTCTTCATATGTTTGTAATTATATCAAAAGTAAGGACAAGAGTCAAGTACTATTTTCTGATGGTGTATATTTTAACTGGCTCCGACTTGTCATTCACCGATACTTTTTAATCTTTTTTCCATGCTGAATGTGATTTTTCTGATATTCAAAAAATCCAATATGAGTCATTCTTCTATCGCAGTTGATCTCGTCAGTTTGGATTTATATTATAATTTTTTTATGCCATGAGTAGATATATACTTTTGCAAAAATTATATTATAAGCAAAATATAATTACTCTATATCGTTTAATGGATTCTCTAGTATCTCTTTCATTCGATTTTCAAGATCAGTTCGAGTATTTCTTATATCTTTATCCATATCTCTGAATCGACCTTGCATTTCTTTTTCCATTGCGTAAACATCATTACGAACTTCTCTTTGTGTAATGGCTGAGTCACTTTCTACTTTTCTAGCTAGTCTTGAGGCTTCGGTTATCTCAGCTGATAGGTTGTCTTTAATTACATCTGTAAGTGCAACAAGTTTTTCCATCTCTGCTTGAATCATTTCTGGGCGTAGCTTTGCTAGTTTCTGTTCGGCTATTAATAGGCGATTGTATAGTTCAAAACCTCCCCATAGTCCCCCGATTAAACTACCAAGTAAAGGTAGTGCTATCATAAGCTTTGATCCATTCATTTTTATACCTTTATATTCTATTTCTGCCATTCTAATTCTCCTTTCTATACTGTGAGTTAATCATCTCTTGTAATTTACTCTGTGTGTTCCCCGCCATCATATAAAATCCATAGCGATTGTCGTCTATTTTAGTGTCAGGCATTTGTGATTGAACACCATAACCTGGTGCGTCTGTCATCTGTGCCATACCTGTGTATTGTCCAAATCCTGCAGTATACCCCATGTAGGCTACTGTTACTGTTTGGTCTCCGTACTGTCCATCTTCACCAGATTGTACGGCATCTAGTTGTTCTGCTAAATTGGTAGCGACTGCTTCGGATCCTAGTCTTTCTGCTAAAGATTCCACTGCACTCCCTACTTTTTGTTCCTGCGCCGAAGGTGGTGCTAGGTCAAACTTACCATAGTCCGGGGTCTGTTGGCTAAGGAAGTCTGAGATTCCTGTACCCGAAGCAATTGCGTCGTTGAGGCCAGATCCGAAATTCTGGTCTGAACCTGATAGTCCTTGTCCGTCATCAAAACTTGATATAAAGTCTGTAGAACCACTTTGTGTTTGTTGGTCTGCTGTTTCAAAAGCTGATACTGAGGGGCCTTGAAAGCCTGAGTCTGTAACTTCGATACTTGATTGACCAGTTGATTGTTCTACTTGTTGTTGGAACGTAGTATCGCCTGAACTGTTTGCTTGTAGTGACTGTCCTGAATTTGAAGAAGTACTACCATCAGATTGAAAGCTTTGTTGAGCACCACTGTTACTACTTGATTGTGAACTTGAGCCACTATCTTG